GCTCGGACGACTCGCTTCTGGCCGTACCGGTACTCGCGGCGGATGCACTGGTAGTACTGCTCATACGAGTCGGAGAGGCCGACGAACGCCATGCGAGCAGCGATCTGGAAGTTGAGCCCCATGCCGGCGATCTTCGGCTTGGTGATCAGGACTCGGAGGTCGCCCCGGGCGAACGCGATTAGGTGTTCGGCCTTCTGCTCGGGAGTCATGCCGCCGTGGACGTTCACCGATCCGGGAATGCGTGACGCGAGCAGTTCCGCCTCGTCATTCAGTCCGCACCAGAGCAGCCACGAGTCGAACGGTTCTGCCTCCACCAGCGAGACGGCCCGCGCGGCGCGGGCTTCGAGAGTCTCTCGCCGCACACGCGACCGTCCGGACACACCACCGATCGACACCGCGAACAGTTCGTCCGGGGCGGGTTCGATCTCGACGTCAACCAACTCGGGAACGATTTCCAACCCGGGCAGGTCGTAGCCTTCGTCGGTGTAGCCGAGATCGGATGGGCGACGAATCGCGATTGCCCACGTCGACATCCACTCGATCATCGGACCGTAGGCGTGACCCTTGACCCGCCAGCCGTCCTGGTCGTGAACGAAGTAAGCGGCGAGCATGTTCGTTCGGCTCATGTGACCGAGGAACTCCGACTGGTTGGTCAGTTCCTCGGGGTCATTCGGGGCCGGCGTCGCCGTCCATGCCGAGCGGTATTCGACGGGCGCGAAATGCTCGATCAGCATCGTCCGCGTCTTGCCGTCCGACTGCTTGAGGATCGACGCCTCATCGAGCGCCACAGCATCGAACAGCGCGGGCGGGAACTGCCCGACCATCTCGTAGTTCGTCACGTAGACGCCCGGGCCGGTGATCTGGTCAGCGCTTCGCACGTAGGTCGCCGCGATATCGATCTCTGCCGCTTCATCGATCGTCTGAATTGCGACTGCCAGGGTCGTGACAACCAGCGAGGTTGCCCCCATGACGCGGCACCATTCCAGCTGCATCCGCGTCTTGCCGAGACCCGTGTCGGCCCAAATTGCAGGGCGACCGACGCGCGCTCCCCACACGACGACGTCGCGCTGGAACGGCTTGAGCGAATGGTGCAGCGCGGTCGGATCGATCAGGCGCCCCGCATCCTTTGCTCTGGCCGCGCGGCGAGCAATGAATTCTGCGTATGGCACCACCTCGGTCATCTGGTGCCGCCGACCACGAGGAGGAACGTGACGAGGAAGATCAGCACCCAGGAGGCCGCGAACACCACCGACCCGAAAATGAAGATGTTGTGCGCGTGATTCACGTAGCCGTCGCGGAGGAACATCGCTCCGGCGGCCATCAGCACTACAGCGGTGACATACCAGAGCATCAGTACGCCGCCTTCGCGGGAAGGGTGTCGTCCGGGTGGACAGCGCCGACGAGTTCACGCCACGGGCGGGTGACCTCGGCGTAGTCCGCCGCGGTGACTTCCCCCGTGAGGTGCCGGGTCAGGACAGCGAGAGCAGCGCCGTAAGCCGAGTAGCCGTCGTCCCAGCCGCCCAGCCGGTCGTCCAGGGCGTCCCGAGCCGCGTCGAGCTCAGACCGATCCGCCCGACCGTCGTCGGCCACCTGCCACACTCGGTCGTAGGCGTCGTACCACTCGTCGGTGCGGGCTTCCCTCAGTGCAGTCTTCGTCTCATCGTCGAGTTCCGCGGTCGCGTCGATGATCGCAATGCACTGCTCACCCTGCGGGCCGAACAACTGATGGGCGGGGAGCTCACGGAGGACACGGATCTGGGTCGTCGCACGCTTGTTCGGGAGATCGCCACTGTGCGGGGTCCACACGTCGCCCGGGGCCTCCACCTCGAATAGGCGCGCGGGCCAGGTGAAGCCCGTGCAGTCAGTGGGGACAGTTGCGACGGAGAGGTAACCCATCGCCTGTGTGGCACCCGGGCGGAGGGGCAGTGGATGCAGCACCAGGGTGTCGTTCTCCAGTGCCTGGAGGTAGCTGATCTTGCCGCTGTAGAAGTCAGTCCCGTCGGGGCGGGTGGCTTTGAAATACGTGGTCATGGGGATGCCTTTCACGCGTGGTCGGGTGGGGTGTACGCATCGGCGCGGCGCTCGTTCGCGTTCTCGGAGCGCCACACCTCCACGCGGTTGTCGAGGGTGTCGAGGAACTTGCGGAGGGCACGTTCGCGCTGCTCCGCAAGGCGGTAGTTCAGGAGGAGGCGGTAGGCCTCGTCGGAACCGTTGGCGATCGCGTCGGCCTTCACGCCGGAGTGACCGTCGCCGAGCATCAGCGCGGCTTTCGTCTTGTCGATGTGGTGCTCGTAGTCCGTCTTCGAACGGGCGAACACCTCGCCCGCCGACCGGAGTTCCCAGTTGAAGTCGAACTTCATCGCGACGATCTGCGCGCCGAGGGAAAGGCCCTGGGTGCGGCGGAGGGTGGCGACGAGCTTGCGGTGCAGCTGGTCGTTCGGGTCGGGGGCGTCCAGGCCGATGTCGCGGAGACGTTCCACGATCTCGGGGGAGAGGGAGTCGGTCATGCCGCCACCGCCTGGGCCCGGTGGTTCTTCATCCAGGCATCGACCGACAGACGGGAGGACTCGTCCAGACCCTGCGATTCAGTTCCCGCGCCGCAGGAGCAGATCGCTTCGATGCTGTCCCGATGGATGGCCATCGTCACGTTGTGAGTCACGCTGCGTCACCACCCTCCGGTGCCGGGGTGCCGATCGTGGTGACGTTCCAGTTCGGGTCCGTCGGTGCGGCAGGATCGATGACCTCGCCGGTGGTCGGGTTCGCGGTGGCGGCCTCTTCCATCTGCCGTCGCTGGAGGCCGAGGGTGGCGATCTGATCGAGCACAGCCACCGCCGCACCCTTGGTCTTCGCTTCACGCCACACAGAGAGCACTTCGTCCGCCGTGCTCTTCTTCTCCGCCTCCTTCACCCACTCGCGAGGCGGCAACGCCTCCTGCCGGGCGATGGCGAGTTTCACCTCTTCCGATGACGCGATGCCCTTGCGGGTGTCCGCCGCACCGATAGCGATGATCGCTCTACCCCACGCCGAGGTCTCGGCGTTCTGGATCTCGCTGCCTTTGGTGAAGTTCGTCGTTCCGGGTACGCGCTCCCACGCGGTGCCATACCCCGGGCGGAGATCGTCAGGAGTGCGGTAGGCGGCAGCGGTGTAGATGACCCAGTCGGCACCCGCATAGGACACGAACTGGAGCTCGCCCACCCGCTGCAGAGACCCGGTCGGGTACTTCTCCAGGAACTCGACGATGCGCTCGGCGACGGTGTTGTAGGAATCGAGATCGACGGACATCAGTTGCTCCTGGTGGTGATGGTGAGGCGGGGAGTGACAGGCGACGACTTCACGAACTGCTGATAGACGTCAGGCTGGGCAGCCTTGAACGCGGTCGAGTCGAAAGCCGACCGCGTGGTCGGTGCGCTGAGGGTGAGGTTCGCGAGGGAGCCTTCGAACTTCGTCGGCTTCCCGCCGAGCAGTTCGCGGATCTGCTCGTCGATCAAGGAGACCTGAGCGGTAGCAGCGTCCGCCGTTTCCTTCGCCTCCACTCGTGCGGAGAGGAGGACATCCAGTGCCGCGGCGTTCTCGTCCGCTTCACCACCGGCGAGGAACTCCTGCGCTACGGCCTCGAGCTCAGTGACTCGGGATTCGTCATAGGCGAACTCGAAATGACGAGGGAACGGGTAGAGCGGGACCCCGTTGTCATGCGGTTCGAACACCAGACGCGCCTTGCGGCGACCGGTGACGCGCATCTGCCAGAGCATCTGATCGAGGTAGCGGGCCGGTGCGTCGAGGAGGGTGGGCCAGTCGTGGATGGTGGTCTTGTACTCGCCGGTCTCCGTCTCGCTCAACCCGTCGGGTGTTGCGAGGTAACGCGGCTCGTCGATAGCGGCGAGCAGTGCGCTCGACGGGACGAGGCCGAACGATGCGCGGGCGTACTCCGCGATGACCTTCTCCCGGTCGATGCCGTGCTGCATGGCCGCGTTCTTGAAGTCGCGACCGCGTCCTTCCTTCTCGGCGCGGACCGCGGCCCACGTTCCTGCCCCGCCTCTCGCGAGTCTCGAGATGTCAGTGGCGGTGACGCCACCCTGGCGGCCGGCGAGCCACCTAGGGCGGTTGGTGCCGTCGTCTACGACGGTGAAGAGTTCAGTCATGGTCGGTCCAATGTCGAGATCGAAGAGTGGGGGCTGTCGTGCTGCGCGAGCAGCGGGAAGGTCGCCAGCGCGAGGGCTGCGACGAGGATGTAGATGGCTGCCTGGCGCATCAGAAGACGAGGTCTTCCGGGTGGGCCTTCTGGCCGGTGATCTTCACCCACGGGGCGACCAGTGCGTCGTAGTGCTTCTGCTCGAAGCCGTCCGCGCCGATCGTGTGGCGCAACAGGACAGCGAGAGCAGCGCCGCAAGCCGTGCGGCCGTCGCGCCAGCCGTACAGCCGGTAGTGCAGGGCGCCCCGAGCCGCGCCGAGCTCAGCCCGAGCCGCCCGACTGTCGTCGGCCACCGCGTAGGCGTCCCACCACTGATCAGAGCGCGCGCGGTACATGGCGTCTCGCTGGCTCCGGGTCAGCGTCGAAAACGTCTCGACCAGGGCGACCACTGCCTCACCCTGCGGTCCGAACAACTGGTGAGCGGGGAGTTCGCGGATCACCTTGACCGCGACCGCTGCTCGCTTGTTCGGGAGCATGTTCTTGTGCGGGGTCCACGCTCTGCCGACCGGTTTGACCTCGAACAGTCGGGCGCCGCCCTCGGGCCACGAGAAGCCGGTGCAGTCGCCCGGTTCGACCGACACGGAGATGTAGTGCGCGGCGTCGTCGGAGCCGCGCTTCGACTTCGGGTGGATGATCGGCTCGCCAGTAGTGAGACCTGCGGCGTAGTCGACGGTGTTGGAGTGGAAGTCGCGGCCGTTGGGACGGACCGCCTTGAAGTACTTGACCATGTGAGATGCCCTTCGGTAGGTCAGCGGAGGATCAGCAGGGCGAGCGCCCGGCGGATGGTGGTGTGGAGTGGGACGGGGATGAAGCTGAGGCGGCGACGGCGGGTCACTTGACGAATTCCTCGAACTCGACGGGGAGGATGACGTTCGGGGGTGCGTCAACGAAGAGAGGCGCGATCTCGGCGATGGTGTATCCGGCGATGCCGGTGCCGATTTTCGTGACCAGGAACCGCTTCGAGCCGTTCACGGAGGCGTGGAAGAGGAAGCGGGCGACAGCGAACTCGATGTCGGTGAAACCGCTCATGGTGGGGATGGCGTACGTGCTCCCGGCCATGCCCTCGCCGATTCCCCAAACCGCGCCGAAATGATCGGCGGCGACCCTCGCGGCACCTGCAATGTGACGGCCCTCTTTGTTGGAGCCGAAGACGAAGACCTCGTCGTCGCGCAGTTCGGTGATGACCTCTGGGGTGTTCATGCGAACACCACCATCAGGAGCCACGCGACCGCGAAGGCGCTGACCATCAGTGCGGCATCGCCGATCCACTCGTTCACGAGAGCCACTCCACGAACGCGTCCTCGATCAGGTCGCGGTCGATCTCGAGGTATGCGCAGACCGGGCGGATCTCGCCGCTGATGACGATGTGCGTCTTGATCGGCTCGTACCCGTAGTGGGTGATGTACGCCTCCTTCACGGTCTTGCCGAAGGTGCCGACCGAGCGCATCAGGCGGGGACCGGTGAAACCCTTCTCGGCGAGGAACTCCGCGAGGTCGAGGGGCTTCATGTCAGCGCGCTCGAGGATCGCCCGAGCACGCTCGGCGAGCTCGTACTCGGGGAGGATGCCGCGCAGCGCCTGGAGGTCGCCGATCAGTTCGAGTGCCTGGCGCATCACTTCACCGCCTTGTCGTCGGGGTGAATCTCGCCGACGATGGATCGCCACGGGCGGGAGAGGACGTCGTACTCGCCCTGGGTGAAGGTCGTTCCGACCAGCGGGCGCAGGAGCAAAGCGAGAGCAGCGCCGTAAGCCGCGTAGTCGTCGCGCCAGCCGAGCAGCCGGTAGTACAGGGCGATCCGAGCCGCGTCGAGCCCAGCCCGATCCGCCCGACCGTCGCTGGCCACCGCCGAGTACGTCGGCCACCAGATGGAGTAGTAGCTGTTCCATGCGCCTGCGAGGCGCTGTCGAGTGCTGGGATCGAGGCGGTCGAACTGCTCGATGATCGAGATGATGCGTTCGCCCTCGTTGCCGAAGAGCATCCAGGCGGGCAGTTCGCGGATGATGCGGAGGCCGGTAGTGGCTCGCTTGTTGGGCATGCTGTCGGCGTGTGGGGACCAGACGTCACCGGTGGGCTCGACCTCGAAGAGGCGGGCTCCGCCATCGCGTGACCACGCGAAGCCGGTGCAGTCGGTGGGGACTGTCGCGACGGAGAAGTAGAAGGAGGCGTCGGAATCGTTGATGGTTGGTCGCGGGTGCGTGACCGTCCTGCTCTCTGACAGAGCAGCCGTGCCGTAGTCGATGGTGCGGGTGTGGAAGTCGAACCCATCGGGTCTGACTGCTTTGAAGTACGTCGTTGTCATGTCGGTGCCCTTACTTGTGTGCTGGGGATGGGTGTTGCGGGGATCGGATCGAAGGGCTTCGGGCGAACTTCGATACAAGGAATGGATCCGCGGTTAAGCGGTCCGTCGGCGAGCGGCGCGAGAGGCAGGGGAGTACGCCCATGGATCGGGCACCTTCGACTGGTGGGCTTTCACCACGGACGGGTAGAAGCGCCAGCGATTGCCGATTTTGAAGCCGGGGATCTCGCCCAGGACTGCCTTGCGATAGACGGTCCCGGTGGAGACATGCAATATCTGTGCCATGCCCGCGACGTCGACGGCTTGTTCGCTCATGCAGCCACCGCCACTCCGGTAAGAAACTCAGTGGTCGTCAGCCCGAACGCTGTGGCAATGGCGACCACGTCGCTGAAAGCGAAGGACGTCTTACCCACCATCCGGGCGGAGAGACGAGCTTCTGTCCATCCGAGTTGCGAGGCCAGCCACGCCTGGGGTTCATTGCGTAGGGCCAGGTTCACGCGAACCCTGGTTGCTACGTCTTCGTTAGCTGATGTCATGTACAGAATGTAACGCATATGCGTTAACCCCACAAGAGGGGACAGCACGGCGTGTCGCATTTGCGTTAACATCTCGATGTGGTCAAAAACAACGATCTGCCCAAAGCGAGCCCATTCGACCTGCGAGTAGCAGCGGAATTCGGCGCGCTCCGACGCCTCCTGGAGCAGGATTTAGACCGGCGTGTTACGCAGCAGCAGGTCGCGGCGCGCTTGAATCGTTCGCAGGCATACGTGTCGGAGCAATGGCGCGGCGTGCGTCCTCTGGGAATTGACGTCATACAGGCGACCGCGGCCGAGGCCAACCAGGACGCCGAGACGCTGCTGTTGGCACTCGCCATGTTGGTTGACCCGAGCAGCGATCTCGATGTCAGTGGGATGAGTGATGCTGAGGTCCTCGATGCACTGACAACTCGTCAGGTATCGAGCCGGGCGTACGGGCTTGCGGCCAGACGGCGAGCCGAACGGGGGAACACCAATGACGTCAATGGCTTCTCTGATGGAGGAAGCTAAACGGCTCGGAGTTCGTGTACATCTAGCCCACTTGGACGATCCGTTCTTGGGGCTGTACGACGATGCCGAGTCGCGCATTTATCTGCGGTTGGGAATGCCGATGGCCGAGGTGAAAGAGACTTTGGCGCACGAGTTGGCGCACGCCTACTATCGTCACCCCTGCTCTTCCGGGCCGCATGAGCGCAACGCTGATCGCCGAGGCGCATGGTTGCTAGTAGATCCCGATGCATACGCAGCCGCTGAGCGAATCAGCTCTGACGTCTGGTTCATCGCAGAAGAACTTGGCCTAACCCCGAGCGTTGTGGAGAACTACCAACGCTATTGGTTGGATTCGAGAGCCATCTGAGGTGCCGCCGGGAAGACCCCCGACATGACCTCTGCGATGGCGTTGGCAGTAGCCGATTGCATGTCGGGGAGCATGTGCCCGTAAAGGTCGACCGTGGTCGTGATGTTCTCGTGCCCCAGCCTGTGCTGGATGTACGGGAGCGGAACACCGGCCGCGATGAGCCATGATGCGTGACTGTGCCGCAGATCGTGGACGCGTGGTCGCTTACCGATGGGCTTCGCCCCGATGGCGGCGCATTTCACTTCGTCGTTCGCCGCGTCGATAGCTGGCCCCCACGCAGCGGTATGGAACCGATATGACCATACGCGCGATTCGTTCTGCGGCCCCTTGAACACGAGCTCACCGCCAGCTTGCCGCTCTCCAACTGCTGCCACAAGATCGGGCCAGAGGGAGATCGTGCGATGCGCCTTGTCCGTCTTCGGTGGGCCGAGAACAGCGCGGTTCTTGGCGCCCTTCTGCCATGCCTTGTCAATCGTGAGCATCGCTGGGTTTCGCGCGGTGTCAATATCTGACCACGTGATCGCTGTAGCTTCGCCCCACCGCATGCCTGTGCCGGCGAGCATCAGCACCAGCGGTTTGTAGTGGGCGGGGATGAAGTGCAGGAGTGTCTCGAATTCGTCGCGGGTGAGGAAGGATATGCCCTGCCTGCGTCCTCGAGTGAGTGACGTGCCCTTTGCCGGGTTGACGCTTGTGACTTTGGCATCGACGGCAGCAGCCATGATCGCGGAAAGCAGCCCGTGATAGTTGCGGATCGTCTTTGCTGCAATCTTCCGATCTGGGTATCGGGTCGACGGTTGATCTTCCTGCCACGCGATCCAACTGGCCACGTCCTGCTTCGTGATGACGTCGATCGGATATGGGCCGAGAACCTGGAGGAACGACCGGTCGGCGATCTGCCGGTAGCCGTCGCGTGTCCCTGGGGTCACACCTGACAGGTGGCCCTTCGACGGGTCGAGGTATGCGGCGGTGAAGTCGGCGAGCGTGGGTGACTCAGAGAGATTGCGTCTCTGGCGGGTGGCTCGAGCTGCTTCGCCACCGACACGGTCGACCAGTCGGGCGAAGTCGTTAGCTGCGCGATCGGTGGCGAAACCTTCTTGGACCATGCGTCCGTCGATGCGGAACTGCACGCGCCACGTGACTGATCCGCCGCGATTTCGACGGGCTGTGACACTCGCCATTTGTTGCCTCCTACGTTCGAAATGTAGGCGCGACCACTGACATGTGTAGGCGAAAATGTAGGCACGGTCTAATACGCGGGATAAAACCCCCGTATCTATTGGCCTACAGGAGAGCGAGTGACGGGAATCGAACCCGGCAACGCACCTGCTCGTCTAGCCCACAAAATCCAATGAATACGCCGGATTTGGTTGTTTATTGCGGCCATCAGCCTAGTCGTGAATTGCGGCGTGTCACTCCGGTTTTGTAGGCGTGCCTACACGGCGAAGGCGGGGCGCTCGATCACCGAGTGCATCAATGGTCCGGAGTTGATCTGATGACGATCAAGTCTCAGAGCTTGAGCACGGGCGAGAGCAGCTTTTCCCTCAGATCGTGAGTCGACCCGAACGATGTCCACCCGTCGTACGCGGGCGCGGAGCGGAGTGCGGCGGCAGCGGCACCTGCGGATCGCTGGATGGCGGGCATGGAGAGCTTCGCCGCCATCCGCTTCTTCGTGCCCTTCCGCAGCAGAGTCTTCTCCGGGAACATCCGGTAGCCGACGAAGTCGATGCCGCGGTCGGCGACGGGGAACACCTGCCAGTTGCCCTTCACGTCGACACCGTAGGTCTCGGTCAGCCAGGTGGTGAAGTCCGCGCGGATCTGGTGCAGCTCGTGCTTGTCGGGGCCGAGCGCCACGATGTCGTCGCAGTAGCGGTGGTAGTACTTCACCTTGTAGTGCTCCTTGAACCGGTGATCGGTCGGGGAGAGATAGATGTTCGCGAACCACTGTGACAGGTAGTTGCCGATCGGCACGCCGACGCCGGGTGCCGTGACGTCGATGGAGCGCACGATCTCTTCCAGCAGGCCGAGAACTCGGCGGTCCTTGATCTGGTGCGCGAGGACCTCCATCAGCCCGTCGTGGGGGATCGAGGGGTAGAACTTCCGCACATCCATCTTGAGGGCGTAGGGGGTGCCTTCGGGGTCTGTGCGGAGCTGCCGGCGCACAGTCTCCGCTGCGTCGTGAATGCCACGGCCGGGGATGGATGCGTAGGTGTGCCGGATCATCGACCCGCGCCAGATGGGGGCGAGCACCTGGGAGATGGCGTGGTGGACGACGCGATCGGGCCAGTACGGCAGCCGGTAGATCAGCCGTTCCTTGCCGCGCTCGAAGATGAGCCGCTCGAGGTAGGGGCTGGTGCGGTACTCGCCGCGTTCCATCGTCACCAAGAGGTCGACGATGCGCTCGTGGAGGTTCTCGTCCACGTCAGCGATCTGCCGCTGGTACGACTTCCCGCGGCGTGCGCGCTGATGCGCGAGCGCGAGGTTGTCGTAGCTGACGATCTGATCCCAGAGGAATCCGTGACGCTTCATAGGTCGTCCTGTCGTACCCGGTGTTCGGTGCGACTGGTTGCCGCTCTACTAGCCGCGCAGGTCTTGCGTCGGATGTTCGACCGAGGGGTCGGGCTGAGCCCGCGACTTCTTGTCACAGGATGAGTGAGAGCAGTGCTGTAAGCCGTGTTGTCGTCGTTCCAGTCGTTCAGCCGGTTGTTCAGGGCGTTCTGAGCTGCGTTGAGCTCAGTCCGATCTGCTCGACTGTCGTTGGCTACTGCACCGATGCGGGCTCCCGCCCAGATCAGAGGTTTGATCACCGATGAAGGTTAACACCGTTTTGGGGGCCTCCCGCAGAGCGGGACCGCGAGCTAGTCTCAGGCCTATGACCGATGTCGACGAACCCCTGTCATCTGGCCCAGAGCCCGAGTTCATCCCGCGCAACTCTGCGATGATCGCTCTCTGGATCATCGGCGGTGTCGGTGCTCTAGTCGGGATCATTCTGCTTATCGTGGGCGCCGTCATGAATGCCAACGTGAATCCCTACGCGGCAGCCTTTGGGATGGCGGAGAATCCGATCCCGGGGCTCCCGGCGATGATCTGCGGCGGTGCTCTGCTGAACGTGGGCATCCTGGCCCTCATCGGTGGGCTGGTGGCGACAGCGGCTCGGTGGCAACCCGAGGACGAATGGGGCGAATGGGGCGACGACGAACTGTCCGACGATGATCCAGACGTTGCGGCAGGAATGGCCCGGCTCACTGAGGTACGCGCGCAAGAGGCCGAGGTGCCCGACCTTCGCCCGCATGACGGCGACGGCTCGTAGACTCTGATCCAGCAGAGGCCGGCTGCTCCACTTGGAGGGAGTGTCGGTCATAGCGCACAACTGGACGCCCATGCGGGCGCTGCAGCGAAGTATCCGCCCGGGTGAGTGGTTCATGGTGGACCGTGGGCGGAAGATCGCGATCCTGCTCGAGGTGAAGACGAAACCGCGGGACATCATGATGATCCGCGCCGTCACTTACCAGTCGCGGTCTGAGGATCGTGCGCTGATTGGTTATTTCCCGGATCTTGCGACGGCGGCGCATGTGACGTGGGGCGAGTGGGTGCGGGCAACAAGAAAAGACCCCGCCCAGACCTCCGAAGAGGGCTGAGCGGGGTCAGTTGTTCAGGTGAAGCGGACGAGTGGGGTGGAGCGTTCGATGATCACCTCAGGGGTGGAGGTCACCTTGTACCAGGGTTGCGCGACGTCACCGGCGGCGAACGCTTTGGAGCCGGTGCCGACGAGGATGCCACTGTCTGCCCCGGCGGTGTCGGGGTCTTGCCATCCCGGATCGCTGGCGCGCGGCTGTGTCCCGCCCACCGGGTAGATGCAGACCTTCACGCCTGTCGTGGCGGGGACGCCGTCGATCGTCACATCGATGACGACGAGCTCGCTGGGTGAGCCGTGATAGATCTCGATCGCGTTACTCACTGGTGATCCCTTCGTAGCGGCGCCTGGTGGTCGCGGCGGTGCGCCGATGCTGTGACGTGCTGGCCGCCCACCGGCTGGAGGTAGTGCCGTTGGTGGTGATGTTGCGGGACGGGCCACCGGCCACGGTTCCGATCAGTCCGAGGGAGAGCGGGAGTGCCCCGCTGACCGTCATCACGTTCACGGCGGACGCAGCGAGCCCGATGCTCATAGGCAGCGCGCCCGTGACTGTGGCGACGGTGGTGCCTACCGTCCCCGTGAGGCCGATGCTGAGCGGCATTGCTCCGCTGCGGACGTCGACCCGGGTGCTCGCGGCGGCGAGGCCGAGCGTTAGCGGGAGTTGCCCCGTGGCCACGGAGACCGGAGTTGCAGAGCCGCTGATGCCGAGCGACAGGGCAAGAGTTCCGGTGACCTGTGGGACGATCGCCCCGACGGTTCCGACGAGGCCGAGGGCCAGGCCGAGCGCGCCGGTCACTGTCACTGAGGGGATACTCGTCGCGGCCAGTCCCAGGGCCACGGGCATAGACCCAGTGACCGTCTTGGACGGCACCGAAACTGCGGTCAGCCCGAGAGCGACAGCGAGCGTTCCCGTGACCGCTCGCACGGCCACAGCGTTGCCGCTGAGCCCGAGGGCGACCGGCAGCGTCCCCGAGACAGCTTGGACAGGAGCCGACGCTGCAACCAGCCCGAGGGCCATCGGGAGGGAGCCAGTCACGGTGACGACGGGAACCCCGGCGGCGTCGGATGCGATGATGTCGACGCCATACCAGGCTGACGAACTGCCGAAATTGTCACCACCGCTGAGAGCCAGGGACGCGGTGACGTTGCCGTAGTTGTAGCGGGCACCGGTAGCGGCGTTCTGCAGCGGCGAGACTGTCTGAGCGCTAGTGAGGGCGCCAGCGACGGCCGGGTAGTACACGTGCGAGACGAGCCCCAGGATGTACGCGGCTGCTGTGACATCCGTGCCCGAGGTCAACGTGTAGGGGGTGGTGAAGGTGAGCGTGTTCCAACCTGATACAGCAGTGACCGCGGATGATGACGCGAGCACAGTGGAACCGGAACTGCCCACGAACAGGTAACCGCGAATGGTCTCGCCCGCGCCCGCTGCGGGCACCCAGAAACGGACACCCATTGCCTGCACCCCGGCAACCGTCGAGTGGAAGACGGTTCCGAGCATGAGGCTCGACGTATTGGGGTCGTCGTTGCTTCCAGCCGGGGTGATCGGCACGTTGGAGGGGAAGTTGTAGACGGTCACGACTCCCCCTCCCAGCAGTTGCGATCAATCCGGTGAGGGCTCACGCCCGCCCGCCTAGGTCGCGGAGACGGGGAGGGTGACGGTCAGCTTCGTCTGCGACTGCGTAGCAGCAGTGCCCGACGACGCCGACAGGGCGTTACCGCCGATGAACGTCCCGCCGGTGGCTGCAGTCCACGCGCCGAAGTGGGTAGCGACCTGGTTCTGGTCGAACGTCACCTGCGTGCTGGTGCCCGTGCCGCCCGTCGCGGTGACCGTGGTGGCCTGGCGAGCGTACGCAGGCGAACCGCCAGACAGTTCGTTCGCACCGGTCGTTCCGGGGGTGGCGCTGTGAAGCGACAGGTAGAGGATCTTCGCGGACTCGGCCACGGCGACAACCTGCACCTCAGTGGGTGTAATTGGCATCAGTTACTCCTTGTGTTCAGGGCAGGAGTCGCATGCGGGGCCGCAGCGACAGTTCGGATCAGTGCAGCGGTGACGGCAGGCGCACATCACTGGCAGCTTTCGCACTGCAGGTCGTCCATCGGGTCGACGGGGACCTCGTAGTCGGGGTTCACGCGACGTGCTTTGCGGGCGACTCGGGGGTGTAGGCGACGGGCGTCTTCGCGAGGCCGAGCAGCCAGCCGAACTGCGGGGTCACGTACGTCTCGAGCAGACGCACGCCCACGTAGTAGAGGCCGGTAAAGGCAACGGTCAGCACGAGGGTGAGGTTGTCCTGGAGGCTGGTGTCGAGCGGCGCGATGCCGTGAGCGGTCAGCCAGGAGATCGCACCTCCGACGATCAGCGGGACGATGGTGCGGACGATGGAAGCCCAGAGGGCGGATGCTGCGTTGGACAAGGTGTCTCCTTAGTTGCAGGTGTAGGTGGGTGAACTTGGGTCGAACGGGTCTGTGCGGGTGCACGTGTGGGAGCCACCGAGCATGTCGGTGTACGTCCACGAGAGAGGCGGCTCACCGTTGCCCCCGGGGGGGCCTGTGGCGCCGGGAGGGCCGGGGACGGTCGAGTCGGCACCGGGCGGACCTTGCGGGCCAGGGACGGTCGAGTCCTGCCCGTTCGCTCCTGCGCCGCCTGGTGCACCTGATGGCCCCTGTGGGCCGACGCAGATCATCAGCGCGCAGTACTGCTGCACCGCGAAGAACACCTGCCCGTCAGATGGGCCTGGGCCTCGCTCGCCAGGTTCTCCATCCCGACCGTCGGACCCATTCAGGGTGACCGGCGGGGCGTCTTTCGTCACGGTCGCCGCGGGCGGAGCCACAGGCGTCTCGCCGAGCTTCTTCACCTGCTCGCGGAGCGCCTCGTTATTCGACGAGAGCGTGTCGATGATCCCGGCTTGACGTTGTGCTGTCGCCGAGCCGTAGACGTTCGCCAGCACCAGGCCGATCATGATGGCCGTGAGGGTCACGGTGCAGAGGACGATCAGTGCGTTGAATCTCTTCATCCGGGGTCTCCTACTCGAACAGATCGGCTGGGTAGGGCGGCGGCGGCGGCGGGTTGCCGTCGTTGATGTGCTTCCGCAGAAGGCCGGCGTAATCCTGCAGCTTCGCGTTGCGCCCGTCGACCTTGTCGAGGCGTTCCTCGAGCTTCTCGATGCGTGTCCGATCACCTGACCGGCGTGTGGCCAGCCAGGTGAGAACTCCGATGGTGAGGGTGCCTGCGACCCCTAGAAATCCGATGAGCCATTCGGGCATGCGCCCCCCTCTGGTGTTGCCCCATGCGGGGAGTTGAACGGCAGATGTGTCTTACACCTGCGAGACTTGCTGAATGCCGAACCAGCGGAGACACCCGACCGCGACGTACTCGATCCCGCCGGAACTGCGGGAGCGGCTCCAGTCGGACGCCAAGCGCCTGAGCGAGACGAGCGGGAAGCCCGTGTCGGAGGGGGAGGTGGTGCGGCGAATTCTGAGTGCCCATTACGGGGGTATAGACGAAGGTGTCTTACACCCTCTAGAGTGATGCTCATGAAGATCACGCGCAACACCTTCGCCCCCAGCCGCATCCCCGCGGCCCTTCGCATTGGCATCGCCGTGGTCATTACTACAGGCGTCGTTGTTGGAGGAGTCGGCGTGGCTACCGGCATCCGGGCCACGCGTGAAGCTGAGGCTGCCCACACCGCGCAGGTGAAGCAGGAAGCTCGGGAGCAGAAAGAGATCGAAGGCCAAATGTTCGCAGCCGCCGAGAACGCCAAGAAGGAGATGGACGCCGCCGCCGAGGCGGACTACCAGAAGTTCCTCGCAGACAAGGCCGCGGCCGAACTCAAAGCTCAGGCCGAAGCGCAGGCCGCGATTGATCTGGCCAAGGCTCAGGCCGATGCAGAAGCTGCCGCGAAGAGCGCGGTCAAGGCACCGGTCAAGCGCGCGAGCGGCGGTGGGGGTGGTGCCCCAGGCGCGTCCGGTTCCCCGATCCCGTTCGTGTCAGACCCGAACGAAGCGGGCGGCGGCCACTACGACACCACCCAGTGCGCGAGCGGCTCCGGCTCGACAATCAACGGCGTCCCTCTCTGCGACTAAGCCGCCTCGAGCGCCCGCAGTCGGGCGTCCAGGCTCTGCACGACCGCGATCAGTGGAATCGTGAGCCGCTCGTAGGCGATGCCTTGAACGTTGCCGTCGACGTCGTGGAAGACATATTCCCCGAGGCCGATTGACTCGACGTACTCTGCGAGAGAGCCAAGCTCGATCGGAGCGTCGTCGCCGTAGATCTCGACGGCTTCGATGTAGCGGAACCGGACCAGCGCCATTCGCAGAATCGCCTGCACGTCGGCAGATAGATCGGCGGGCGTGATGTCCTGCTTGTAGACCACCGACGAGACGTTCACGCCGGCGTCGCCGTTGCCATCCCAGTACGCGACTGCGTACCCGGACAGCACAGTGTGGCCACGGGCGTAGGTGGAGTTGATCGGCCCCACCGTGCACGATCCGCCGACGGAAAGGTTTGCGCTGACCGTGATGTTCGCCGTGCTGACGGACCCGCACGACACGGCACCCGCGGTGCTGAACCCGCCACCGCTGATGGTCCCCGTGGCGGTGATCGTCGTGCCCGCGGAGATCGCCCCGCCCGCGGTGATCGTCGTGCCCGCGGAGATGGAACCCGCCGAGTTCAGCGCACCGGTGCCGACGTTCAGCGAGCCAGTGCCCTCAATGGTGATCGAGCCACCATCCTTGACGACCAGTCCGCCGTTACCGATGGTGGAGGCGGCCAGCGATCGAGCCGCCCCCTGCTCGCGGAGTTTGCGGTTGGTGTCGTCTTGGCGTCGAACGATGGCATCGGCGTAATAGGGGACCTGGTCGCCAGGATTCGTCATGGTCGCTCCTACAGGGCGGAGCCCGCGATGACGGGCGTGATGGTTGGGGTGGCGGACAGTTCCATCTGATAACCGACCGCGCGCGCAACGCCCGACAGTCCCCCAGGGAAAGAAGGCAGCATTTCGTCCCCGTTCTCGTCGAAGCCGCCTAATTGGAACCCGACATCGTCACCGATGAACCAGTCGACGCCAAATTTCGGAGCCTCATCGAGGATTGCGGAAAGAGAGACGGATGTGGCACCACCGAGCATTTGGGCCAGCTTGCCTTGCGCGTGGCCCGTCAGGGTGGCGATCTCGACGATGCTGGTCGAGGGCGACCATCGGTACTCGAACGTTGGCCGGTCCGGGTCAGCCGCCACCTGCCGCGGTGACTGGGGCCGGGTGTCTCCCTGGCCCGACGAATACGCCATAACGTCATTGGCACCGGCGGATGCGCCAAAGTCTTCGAGGAATGACAGGTCGTTTATGGCCCCGGGGATGTCGAACGTCGCGGCGGGGCCGAGGCCTGCCGGGACGGAAGATCCAAGCCTGTCTCCAACGTAGAGGACGGGAGTGTAGCGCTCCGGATTTGACTGGTGTTCCCAACCGATGGTCCATTCGGGCCCACCAATGACTCCGGCAAGATCTTGCAGGGCGGAGTACAACGTCTTGTCGTCCTTGTCGTAGTAGCTACGATCGCGCAGCTTTCCCGCACCGCCGCTAACGATCTGCACACGGATCGGGATGCCGCCGTTCGACCCTGTCGCTGCGAACGAGTTCACAAGGGACTGAACGATGTTGTTCTGTCCGACTTGGGAAAAGGTCACATCTCCGAGGTACCGGCGATCAAAGTAGCCCTCCATGGTCATGAGTGACATCTCGACCGTGTCCCCGGCCGTGCGGGGGCGGCGGGAAATGTAGGCCCCCCACACCGGTACGTCGTCCTGGAGCAAAACGAGAGTGGTTGCGCCTTGCAGGGTGGCTCGCAACCAGTTCTCGGGCGCGGTCGGGATCGGCAACGCCGCAGTGATCTGCTCGTAGCGGCCCATGGTTTGGAGGATGGTGATTGGAGAACCCGGTCCATCGAGATCTGGGAGATCTGCAATAACCTTTCCCGTTTTCATCTCGGTGGCAAGCCACTGCAGGGTGGTCACGTAAGCTTCCTTATCGAGTCGAAGTCGGGTTAGATTCCCTTGGGCTGGCCTAAGATTGTCGGCCGTCGGCCGGCTGGGAAGTCACTGTCACCAAAGCCGACCATTGGCCCTTGGTACGCATACCAAAACCATTTCCACTGGTCCGTGGTGAGTTGTGCCCCGTATTGGGTAGGCACGGTGCTGTGCGTCGCGTCGTTGCTGGTGTCCGTGCGGGGCAGTCCGTAGACGATGACGTGGGCCTCGGTGGCTTGGTCGACGCCCTCCGTCTTGTTGAGCTTCTTGGCGGTGCCGTCGGGGAAGACCAGGGCGCGGAAGATGTCCGGGTTTCCGTCGCGAACCATGTCGCGGACGAGCGCCGCGCCTTTTGTTGCTGCCATTTCGTCGAGCTCCTCTTGAGTGAGCGGCCGTGGGTCGTCCGCAGAGATGGGGGTTGAGCTGCTGCTTGCGGTGCTGGACTTGTCGATGTCGAAGTGCCACCACTCCTTCACGGAGAAGGTGACCCCGGTGCCGCGCACCCCGTACTCCGGGCCGTGTTTGTGCGCCCACACGGACGCTGCGGTCGTGGAGGTGCCAATACCGCTGCCGAAATCGATCGCGTTGCCGTGCTCGACCTCGTCGTGAATCGACGTGTACGGGAACGCTGCGAGCGCCGCGACAGGCGGTCGTTTCCCGCGAGCGAGGTACGCCTCCCAGTTGTCCCACAACATGTCCTGCCGCGGGCGAGAACGAGCACCCTCGTTGATCTCCAGTCGCCCATTACCGGCGGCATGGAAACCGCGCGCGAACGCAAGCAAGTTCGGAAGAGCTCGCGAGTCGATGCGCTGCCGGACGCCGACCAAACCCGGGGCCGACGAGATGCCCTGAATGTAGGTCGTGGTCGGGATCGCGACGAGCGTCGGTGCCACGGTGAACTCCTAGCCCTTGTTGTAGCCGTAGACGGCGATCGTTCCGGTGATCGTTCCACCGTTCGACGGCAGAATGGTCAGACCGTCATATGCCACACCAAGCGCGTGGGCACCGGAAACGGATTCGTCGATGTGGACTCCACCTGTATTGCCGGTGTATCCGGTTGCTGAAATGCGAGTTGCGAGTGGGATGGCCGGGTTCCACATGTGGAGACCTGTCCAGTGCGCGACTCCGATCGCGGTGAACGGGAAGGATGACCCGTTGGTGAACGCTCCGGAGGATGTGCTTCCCGCATTGGATTGACGGAGCGTATTGGAGTAGTTGGCGCTCGCATCGTCGGTTCCGCCGAGCCTCATTCGAAGGTTCAGCGAGCCTGCGACGGACATCGCCGTGATGTTGAAGTCGATGAAGTAATGGTCGAACGCGGTCGACAGGATCGAGCTGAGGTTGATGCCTGTCGCAGCGGTGGCCGTTACGGTGCCTCCAGCGCTGACCGTAACCCCTGTGCCAGCCACTGATGGAACGAGCTGCTGCTGCGCGCTGGCAGGAGCGAAGCCAGTACCGTTACCGCGCATAAGTCCACGGTTCGCGTCATCGATGTACTGCCCCAGGGTCGCAACCGGTGGGTACTGGGTGGCTCCGGAGGTGGGGACGATTCCGCCGGCGGAAGCGGCATACGGCGCCACCCACGTCACCGTCGGGGAACCGCCTCCGGAGATCGGGACGTTGATGTTGGCGATAACGAAAGATCGCGGCGGCACGGCAGCAATGACGAGTGTCCCACTGCTGTTGACCGTTCCGGCAAGGTAGTCGACTTTGATGCTCGGAGGGGTGGTGATTGGAGTCCCGTCGCTCTCTGCCGAATCACTGATCTGGACGTAGACCGCATCCACCCGAGGGTTGGCTCCGTTGGCAGGGGTGATCGCACCCGTGACGTTCTGGTTGAACGCAAACGCGTATGGTCCTGCAATCGCCGCAGTTTCCAGGTCGATGATTCCCGCGAACGGGCTCACCGTGTAAAGAACCGCAGAGGTCGCGACAACCGTGCTCGGAGGAGTGCCGGGACGGACCCCAGAAATTGCCCCCAGCGGCCGCGAGGGGGTTGCTCCAGCGAGGAAGGGCGCCTGGGTGTTGCGCAGCATCCTGCCCGTGTATGTGGGTGTCGATGAGACAGCATCTGCGGGCCAAACGATTCCTGTGCCTGCCATGGAGTTCTCCTACTTCGATGCGGGGATAGCGGTGACGGTGAGCTTCGATGCGGCGTTGTAGCCGGAAGCGGTGAAAGCCCATGTGTTAGGGCCGGGGTCAAATCCAGACCATCCGCGGCTGAGGATGTATCCGTTTCGACTTGACTGGTCGTTGGCCATCGCTGAGTGACGTTCCATATCGACCGTGAGCCACTCCCCGACACCAAGAGTGAGGGAGCTCGCGAAAACCAGCGGCAACGCGCTGCCGAGGTGCGTAATCTGCGGGCCAACAGTGGGCCCGTCGATGCGCAGTCTTACTGTCCCGATCTCGTTTCCCGGATTGTTGAGAGTGACCTGTCCTGACACGACAGACGAGTTGATCGAGAACGGGACAGCGAGGGGTACTGTCACGCCCCCCGAAGAAGAAGGCAGGAAGGTTGAGCCACTCAGTGCTGTCCCGAACTTCCTCGAGTCGAGTGAAGCGACCTGGATGCTGAAGCTCGCCAAAACGTTGGTCACCTTCGGGGTGAGCGTCTCGCCAGACTTCCGGGCAGTGACCCATCGAGCGGTGCCCGACTCGGTCACCGTCATGATGAACGCGGCATTGGTGACTGCGGTGAGCAGCTGCTCGATCGCGAGGTTCAGCAGCGCAGGTGTCTTCGCTCTGATCGTTCCCGAGACGGTCATGCCGCGGGGCGTGTTGAACGAGTCACCAGCCCATGCGCCCTGCTGTCGTGGCTTCTGGATCGGGCTCAGGGTGGAGGCTGGTTCCCCCCACCCCGTGAACCCGTCCTGCTTGATGCGCCACATGGTGCCGTTGGCGTCGACCGTTCCCAGCACCACACCGGACCCGAGGGCGATGGTGGTGCTGCTCAGATCGACCATCAGCCGGCCAGCAACGAGAGTCGGCGGAACCCGTCATCGACAGCCTGACGCTCGCCTACGACTTGGTGGTAGTGGGGCTCGTAGGTGATCATCTTCGTCGTCCCTCCACTCGATGCTGGTTCCGGCGCGGGCGCGTGCGATGCCCCGACAGCGAACGTCTGCCCGGCGTTGATGGCCTTAAGCAGCGCGCGGTTGCGGTCGGCTTGGCCGAACTTGTTCGAGGTGACTTCCTCCCCGTTGGCGAGGCGGTACAGACCAGCCGTGTCCGAGAACGCAGTGCCGGGACCCTTTACGGTGCCACCACCGGTGCCGCCGTCGGCGAGAGCGCCGATCGTGCCACCGTTCGCCACGCCTGGCCGCCCGGAACCGGATGCGGAACCGTTGAGGTCAGGGAGGTCAGCGCGAACATTGATGCTCACCGTGCGGGCGCGCACGTTCGCGATGAATATGTCGACCTGCTGCAGCGCGAGCGCCGTGTCGACCTCGATCTTCGTCTTCGGAACCGATGCGGGGATCTGGAACAGCTTGTCGATGTACTGCTGGACCTGGTTGCGGTCCTCACCGACGGCGACGGCGTGCTCGACGATGTCAGCCTTCATCTGGATGAGCTTCTGCCGGGTGTCTTCCGACGACGCTCCCTGATCCCGGTACGCCTGCGCAGCCTGCTGAGCTGATTGGACAGAGGAGATCAGTTCGCCACGGTTCGCGACGGCAGCCGCCGACATCCCCTCGAGAGAGGCGGTCGCGCGGTCGATGTCCTTACCGGTCTTGTCGATGTGGGCACCCATGTTGGCCAGCTGCGAGTCGAACTGGTTCTGCGCCTGCTCGGCGCTGATGGTCTTCCCATTGAGGAGGTCGAGCGAGTTCTTGAGCAGCCCAGCCGCGTCGTTCTGCAGGTACATGAGCGCGGTGGTCTTCTCCGTCGCAGCTCCGGTGTCCTCCTGCGAGGTCTTCGCTGCGAGGTAGGCGGCCACCGAGACGCCAGCTGCAGCAGCTTCCGCCTCGAGAGCGTCACGCTGAGCCTTGGTGGCGATGGTGGTGCCGCCGATGGCTTCCTGCTGCTGGTTGTAGACCGCGATCTGGTCCTTCATCGCGGCCGACTGGGTGCCGATGACCTCGTTCAGCCGTCGGGCCTCTGCGGCATGCTTCGCCGTGTCACCGGCCAGCTGCTGGTTGTCGGCGCCGAGGTGGATGAACGTCTTGTGCGTGTCGTCGAAGGCCTTGTTCGCCTCGTCGGTGGCCGCCTTGACCTTCTTCTGAGCTTCGACGTTCCCGAGGGTCGCATCGACTACGGTCTTCCCGGACAGGCCGAGCTTCTTCGCGATCTCGAGCGCGCCGGCGTCCTGCAGGTTCTTCGCCGCTTGAGTGCGGGTGGCGAGGCCGAGAGCCCCGGCATCCTGGATGAGGGCCGTGGCGTACGAGTTCGATGCTGCGGTGTTCGCGTCGGTCGCGACGGACGCGATAGCCAGGACGGCGATGAGCGCACCGACGGCGGCGGCGATCCAGCCGATAGGGCCGGTAGCGAACGTCGTCGCTGCGCCCACAGCGCCCATCTGAAGGGCGACGGAGGAGAGCATCGGGGCGATGAAGCCCCACGCCTTGAACGCGATGCTTCCCCAGACGACCGCCCCGATCAGGTTCGACAGGGTGTCGACCGGGATACCGGAGATGGTGTCGGAGAGGACCGTGAGCACGGACAGGCCGACGGTGCCGAGCGGCGCGAGGGCTTCGAGGATGTGCATCACCGCGGTGGCGAGAGCGCCGAGGACACGCTCCACCTGGGGCAGAGCGGTGAGGGCGTAGGTGGCGAAGCTCTGCAGTCCGCCGTTGGACGTCCAGCGGTCGAACTTCTGGGTCAGGGATTCGAGGTACAGGCCTGTGCTGAGCAGCAGCGGTTCGAGCACGCGCGCACCGGTGATGGTGCCCGCGAAGAGGTTCGCTCCTGAGCGGCCGAGGAGAGTGGAGAACTCGGACGCCTGACGGTTGAGCATCGGCAGTGCGGAGGTGGTCTCGCGCACCACCTTGTTGAAGGAGGAGAGCATCGCGATCGCGGCGGTGCGCGACACCCCGTCGAAGACGTCCTTGAGGGTGCTGATCCCGTCGGCGTACGCCTTGCCGGTGGCGCTCCCGTCGGCCATCTCCTTCTTGATGCCGAAGATGGCGGCCACGCCTGCAACACCCATGAAGGTGAGAGACCCGGCGATGCCGATCGCACCAGCGGCGAGAGGGACGAGCATCGGGAGAAGGACCGCGACGGCGGTGGTGATCATGCCGATGCGTGATGCGTTGGTGCTGTTCGCCTCGGTGGCTTTGATCGTGGCCTTCTGGGCGAGCTCCTGCGCGGCTGCCTCTTCGATGGCCGCGCGGGCGGCTTTCTCCTGCGCCGCGGCGAGAGCGGACTCGGCGATGGCCGCCTTCTCGGCGGCGGACTCGGAGCGCTTGATCGCCTCGGTGAGGCTGAGCTCGGCAGCGGCCATTCCTGCAGCGGAGCGGTTGCCCTTGTCCCGGATCTCGTCGAAGCGCATCTGCGCGACGATGGCCCGCTGGGTGGCGGACTCCGACGTGGATACGGCGATGGCCAGACGGCGCTCTGCAGCGACCAGAGCATCCGTGCCGGCAGTGGATGCCGGACGGCTCGCCGGGGCGCTGCTGACGACACTGGTGGTGCTGACGTTGGAGTTCTCGGACAGGCCCGAGTAGGCGGCGCGGAGGGTTTCCAGCTTCGCCAGGGCTTCGCTGATGTTCGCGTCGACCTTGATCGTCGGAGCGAGCCGCCCAATCTCGGCGGCCTCCTCCTTCGTCATCTGGACATCGACCAACCACTGGTCGCGGTCCATCTTCAACTTGCCGACGATGGAACCTGCAGTGGTGGGGCCGGAGTCACTCATCGGGAACCTCCGGGGTCGTTGCTGCTGGCTCGGGGGCGAAGTGGCGGGCTATGGCGGTGTCGGATGCGAGAAGGCCGCGGAGGTGGACTTTGAACCACCGCCACGACTTCACATGCCAGACGGACTCCAGGTCGATGCCGATCGTCTGGAATGAGAACTCGAGCAGGTTCCACTGCTCGAAGATCGCGTCCAGGGTGATCAGCGACCCGGTGCCAGGGGTCAGATCTTTCGGGAGGTCGTAGCCTTCGTAGAGGCCCGTGGCGGGGTCTTTTTCGCCCCAGCCGTACTGTTCGATCGCCGCGAGGCCCGATTCCCCTGCGCCGCCGCCTTCTCGTGGAGATAGGCGGCGATCTTGTTTGGGTCTGCCCCCGCTTCCCAGGTGGCTTCGGCGAAGTCGCGGCCGTACTGGTGGTCGGCGAGGACGGTGAGGCCGACGCGGGTGGCCGCTTCGAGCGGTACGCCGTCTTCGACCATCTGGTCCCAGAGCGGGCCGAGGAGCATCTTCCAGAGCTCCACGCCTTCCTGCTTCGCTGCGGCCTTGTCCTTGCCGGAGATGATCCCGGCGAGGGCGATACCTGCCGGGATGGACAGCGGCGGGACGGTGTAGGTCTTCCCCATGATCGGGAAGGAGAGGGGTGCTTCGGCGAACGCCGAGTAGTCGCGTAGTTCGGTCATGAGGGGACCTTTCTGCTGGGGATGAACCGGGCGGCACGCATCCCCACACGTGCCGCCCGGGGCTTGTTACGCGCCGCGGGTGTAGGCGAGCGGCGTGGCGTCGGGGCCGACGCTGTTGGTGACCGTGATCGTCGTGGCGCCGGCGGAACCGGTGGGCATGACGGCGACGATGAGGTTGTCGGAGATGACGACCCAGCTGGTCGCGTTCGTCGCGCCGAACTTCACACCGGTGGTCGGAATGGTGCTGGTGAAGCCGGAGCCGCTGATGCTGACCTGGCCGCCGACAGCGACACCCGACGGGGTGGCTGCGGTGACATCGGGGACGACGGTCGCAGTGCCGGGGTTGGTGATCGGGGAGAGCACACCATCACCGGTGAGGGTGACGGTGACCTCGTCGAGGTCGGCGACACCGGTCTTCGACGGCACCCAGCCGACGATCGCGCGGCCCGAGTACGCCTCGGGGGCGCCGTTGCGGTCGTACCAGCGGACGTAGACGCGGGCGTTCTCGCCGAATCCGAGCTGCTGGCCTCGGACGAGCTCCTGGCCGGCGTCGAAGACACCAGCGGTCGTCTTGCGGAGGGCCTTGATGGTGAGAACCCACGACTGCATGGTCTTCTCGAAGGCGTTCCAGCCGTCGGAGTCGTAGTCGTCGGCGGCCTGCAGGTTCGGGGTGATCGGCGGGTTCAGATCGTTGATGCCGCGGAAGGGCAGCCACGTGGTCCCGTTGAGGGACACGTCGACCTTGAATCGGCGGGCGAGTGCGGTGGGCATTGTTGCCTCCTATAGGCGTTGGGGCAGGGTGATGAGCCCCATGCCGTGGCGGCTTGGGGTGGGTCGCTGGCGGGATGTCAGCGGTTCGTGGAGGGGATGGTTACCAGGAGCCCTGTGCGGGGCGGTTGGTGGTGGCGGGGAAGTCGACATCCAGGTAGTACTGGTCGACGCGTTCCCACCGCTTTGAGTCGTCCATGCCCATGGGGGTGGAGACTCGGCGGTTCATCTGGATGACGGTCACGCTGCCGAAGGTCAGGTAGGTGGCGCCGTGGAGGATGTTGAAGATTGGGTCGAGGAGGTCGTCGACATCGCGGGGTTTGTTCGGCACGCCGCGGCCGCGCACCTGCACCATGACCTGCCCGAGCGGCATGGTGACGTCGTCGCCTTGATAGACGGCGGTCAGAGTAATGACCCGGTCGGGGGCGGCGGGCATGATCTTCTCGAAGATGCCCGTCTGGTTGGACTGGTACACACCATTCGGGTTGAAGGTGGCGAGCCCTGCGGCGAAGATAATCCCGGCGATGCCGTCGACCAGATCGCCTGTGGTGCTCAAAACTCCTCCCCGAGCGTGTCGGCCATGATCCGGATGACCTTGTCGGCTTCGGTGATCATCGGCTGCTCGAGGTAGAGGGCTTGCCCGTGTTCGTGCTTGAAGTCGAGGCTGTAGTGCTGGTTGCGCGCGTACGGGCCCGGGTAGGTGAGCTCGGCGACGAGCCCCTTGACCGTGACGGATGCGGATCCGACGAGATGCCCGGACTGGATGGGAGTGAGGGGTGCTGCGACGCCGCGCACATGCTCCATCCCGCGGGCGAGCGCGATGGTGGTGGCGGCGATGAGGCGATCTTCCAGACCGTCGAGTGCGTCGTCGAAGGACTGATCAGCCATGACGCCTCCTAGGTGAGGTTGACCGCGAGATGGTCGGGGAGGTCGAGGTCGCCCGATTCGTTCAGGTTCGCTTTGATCACCCGGGACTGGTTGCCGCGGACGGTGACACGCGAGTTGGGGACGAACAGTGCGGCTGCGGTGGGGAACGTGTAGAGGGTCGACTCGGACACCATCTGCTCACCGGCGCTGGAGCGCACCAGGTGGCGAGTGTCGTCGAAGAAACAGCCCGAGTCAGTGTCGGGGGAGAGCGTCACCGGGGGGTCGAAGAGGTCCTCGCCGTAGCCGGATGTGCCGAGGAACTTCTCCACGATCGCTGTGTGGACGTAGAACTCCGAGAGGTCGTCGGCACTCATCGCGACCCTGGGAAGTAGGACAGTAGGTTCGCGCGGCGCAGCCTGCCCTCGGCCTCTGGGACCAGGTGCCCGGCCGCGTAGGCCTTCGCGGCTGCGGCGTTGTCCGCGCCGGCCATCTCGAACGACCCCGAGCCGATCTTCTTCGACTTCTTCACGCCACCCGTGTCGATGCCGCCGCTGAATGGGTCGATGCCGAGGGTGATCCACGCGGCAGCTTGGATGAGGGTGGCCTCTTTGAGTGCCGCGCCCACCTCAGCGTCAGTGGCCAGCATGGTGTCTTCATCGACGTCGTACGCGACACCCTTCACGGCGTCGAATACGAGCGTGGTGCAGGACCGGAGCGTCGCGCCCGCGGTGGAAGGGGTGCTGGTGCTCATCCAGGTGGCGAGTTCACCCGTGGTCGCCAACGTCGAGGGGTAGTTGGCCACGGCTGTCTCCGATCAGGATGAGGGAAGTGAGGGGTGGATGCCGCGACAGAGGAGGTCTGCCGCGGCATCCGGTCGGTCTGGTTAGACCGGGAGGCCGACGAGCTTGCCGTGAGCCAGCTCGTTGCCGTACTCCAGTCCGATCTCGCCGTAGATCTGCACCTTGTCCTGGGCGCCGGTCTTCGCGAGGGGCTCCTCGAAGAAGTGCCCCTTGCCGGGGACCTCGAGGAACACCGGGGACAGCTGCTCGAGCGATACGACCGCGAGGGTGTCGGCCGGCATGAACCGGTCGAGCATCGTGTTGAAGGTGCCGAAGTCGGTCTCGAACTTGGTGAAGTTGATGCCACCGACGTTGCGGTTCGTCTCCGTGTACTGCCCGTAGGAGGCCGCGATGGCCTTCGACAGGTTCCGCTTCTGCGACGATCCGAGGAGGAACGTGGCGTATTCGGACTCGGCAAGCCCACCGTTGTCCCAGACCTGCTGCACCAGGTCGAGGTAGGTGGACGTGGACGGTGCGGCGACAGCCGGACGGCTGTACGACACGGTCGCGGTTCCGAGGGTGATCGCGGTGCCGCCCTTGGTGCTGGCGACCTTGAACGAACCGGTGGCCTTCTGCACGACGTAGTACACGCGGTTCTGGACGATCCCGGTTGCGGCACCGATGTCGGTGAAGATCACCTTGTCGTCGTTGGCGACGGGGGTGGTGGCCTCGGTGATGGTGTCCGTGGCGGTGGACAGGCCCGTTCCGACGTTCTGCGGGGCAATCGTGACGACGTTCGTCTGGATGGCCTGCAGGATGCCGCGGGTCTTGCGAGCGGTCGAGTTGTTCGCCGGCTTCTGGTACTGGCCGTTGATGAAGGAGAACTCGACGTCGCGAGCGATCTCCTTGATCTTCTTCTCGACCTGGTAGTCGAGCTCGTTGGTGATCGGCTGCGAGGCGGACGAGACGCCGGCGGACGTGGTCTGCCCGGTCGTCGACTGCTTCGTGTAGCTGACCGCGGCCGCTTCCTGGTGGATCTCGACGACGTTCTGCACGTTCGAGCGGGTGCGCTCTTCGAACGCGGGTGCGTCTGCACCCTCAACGCGGGTGCGCTGTGCGGCGTCGCGGAGGTCATCCGTCTGCCATTCGAAGGTGGTTGCGTCGGCCTTCTTGCCGCCGGTGAGACCACCGATCGCGGACAGGAGGGGAGTGGTTTCGGGCGAAAGGCTGAACAGTTCGCCCACGTAGTTGGGGAGGTTGAAGGTGGTCCCCAGTCCGGTGATACCGGCCATGATGTGCTCCTTGCTAGTGGTTGGCCAGAGCGGCGATGCGCCGTTTCAGGCTGATGGAGGTGGAGTGATCGCCCGCCTTCTCCGCTGCAGCGAGCTGCACCTTGAGATCGGCGGCCTGGCCTCCCTGATGTCCGTCGCTGCCTGAGCTTCCGGGGGTTGCCTTCAGTGCTGCGTTCGCCTGGATCGCAGCGGTGATCTTGGCCGTGATGGCCGCTTCATCTGTCGGGTCGACCGACGCGATGGAAGTGAGGAACTCCTGGTTTTTTAGGAGAAGTTTCGGGTTGGCGCCGAGGGGGTGCGCGGCGGTGGCGACCTCGATGTACAGGTCGCGCGCCTTGATGTCGGACTGGGCCTGGGTGAGGGCGGTGTCCTTCTCGCCGATCTTCGATGAGAGTTCGACGACCGACGCCTGCAGCTTCGCGGGGTCGGTTTCCTGCTGCTCTCCGAGACCCAGCGCGCCCGCGAGTCCGGTGGTCAGCTTTTCCAGCTTGTCGGAGAGGTCTTTGTTCGAGGTGCGGTTCGACGCTGCCTCTGTCCGGAGATCCTTGATCTCCTTCTTGGCCCACTCGGGGAGCTCGTCGACGGTGGAGGCCCCAGCGCCCGCCCCCGAGCCTGCGGTCGCAGCGGCTGCGGCTGCCGCAGCCTGTGCTGCCGCGTTGTCTCCGCCTTCGCCCTCCTCGTACCGGATTCCCATGAGGGCGTGCTTGGTCCGGCCGATGACGGCGAGCCCGTCGATGTCGCGCTGTGCGGGGTGGGTCTGGGTGGTGAGTGACACGGTTGTTCTCCTTGTGGACGCCAGGTCCGTCGAGGGTGGGGATTACCCGCGCCAGGCGGGACTTCAAAGGCGGTGGGACTCGAACCCACAACCTCCGGTTTTGGAGACCGGCGCTCTTCCAGTTGAGCTACGCCAATTCGGTGGGCGCGGCGAACCTACGCGCGCGCTCGGGCTTCATCGGTTACCTCGTAGAGCATCGGCCAGATCGCGGCGAACAGGTCGCCGGCGAGGTAGGCGAACGGCTCGTTATTGCCGGTGAAGTGATCGGCTGCGAGATCGCCCGGTCCGATGAGATCTAGGCCGTACAGCCATGACGCTGCGTGGGCCACCTCGTGGCTGATGACCTCGGCGTTGAGCTTCTCGCGAGAGAACCGAATGATGGCCGCTTTCGGGTCATCTGTTTCGGTGCCGTCAGCGGCAATGTGGATGCGGGCGAACGTGTGGCAAACAGCTGCCGTGTGCGTGTGATCGGTCGGGTTCGGCTCGATCGCGTTCGAATGGCGGGAGGCCGCAGCACGAAGCTGGCTCGTCTTGTCGTACAGGTGGAAGTCGACCTCTCGCGGTTTGCCGGTGTGGTGCGTGGTGACTGTCCAGTGACGAACGGTCATCGGGGATGCCGCCTATCTGATCGGGGTGGGAAGCTTTATGCGCGGGTCGGTGAGGTCGATCTGTTCACGTCGTGACTGGCGGTTCAGGCCGGTCGCGGCGACGAACTCACGCACCCGCTTCTGTGCTTTGCGAACATCGGCTGTGGCGAGTTTCTGAGCGTCGGGGTCGATCGCATATTCGAGGGACCGTTTCGCCTTCCGCACCTCGAGCTCCAGGCGGCGCTGCTTCTGCGTCAGCTGGTAGGCCTCGTTCAGTTCCGGCGTCCACGTCTGCGGCTCGCCCAACACTGTGATGCCCGCGAATACGGGGATGAGCACGTGCTTGCAGTTGGGGTGGAACAGACCCGCGGCGGTCGCCTGCGCGATCGTCGCATCCACGTGCATGACCGGGTTGGCGATCACCCCGTCGGTGAGTACGCGGTGCTGCCAGGGCAGGCAGTACGGGCATGGATGGCCATCGTCGGGGACCGAGAAGTAGTGGACGCCCATCGCGTGCATCCGCGCCAGGTGAGAAGCGTTGTAGGCCCGGGTCGCCGCGGTGCGGACTGCCATCTCCACGTAGGAGGACAGCGCCCAGTCGCGCCCGAGCTTGTCGGTGAAACCAGTCACCCCGGATGCGGTGAACACCCTCCACGCCATGGCCTGAGCCTGTGCAGGGGTCACACCGTTGGCGAGCACCTGGTAGATGCCACCGTGCGGGGCAATGAACTTGTACACGTCATCGGGGAGGCGCGTGATGCGGAACCGGACGTCCGCGAGCTCCGACTCGATGTCGGCGCGAATGGCGTTCGCGGATCGTTCCCCGTGCGGCATGGAGAAGTTGAAGAAGTCGTCTTCGCCCGCGCTGAGCGCCTTCCCGCGAGGTGGCGGTGGTGTGCCGCCACCCGCGACCATGTCGACGCCTGGGATGATCGGTCGCTGTGCACGCGGCACCCTCTCGAGCGCCTTCCCGACAGCGCCGATTGCATCCTGTGCGCCCTCGTTCACCGCGGCGGTAATCATCTTCGCTGCGAGCGGGTTCGACGTATAGATGAGCCGTGCCGTGATCTGCCGCGCCAGGGTGCGGATCTGCGGCATGGCCGCCTGGAGCCCTTGGAGCGTGGCGGGGGCGCGTTTCAGGATGCGGGTGATGCCGGAGAGCAGCTGGCGTTCAGCGAGGGTGTAGAGCGCTACCAGTTCCGCAGCGAGCAGGGCGCTTTCCTTCGGGTCCTTCTCGGCCACGAGTCACCTCCGGGGGTTGAGGATCAGCCCTCGGTCTCCTGCTCGGCGTCGGAGTCCGCATCAGTGTCGTCGAACGGCTGCATGAAGGGATCAGCGAGGAGCGACGACTCGTGCTCGGCCACCGCGCGTGCGATCTGCTCTTTGATCTCGGGCTCGGATGCGCCTGAGCCCTCGAGCCGATACCTGACCCGGTCCTCGATCGCGATGGACCGGGCAGAGTCGAGCAGTTGCAGGGTGCGAGCGCGTTTCTCCGGGTCTTCCTGCGAGATGCGCGCGAACGTCACCACGGGGGTGCCGAATTCGCCGCCACCCTTGCCCGGGAAGACCTGCTTGTCGATCGCAAGGCACACGCGTGCATTCTTCGCGAGCGCGGGACGTACGTAGATGCCCTTGACGTCGCGAGTGGCTTCGGTCTCGGACCGGTCATCCATGACCTCGATGCCGGTCTTCGTGCCGCCTCGAGGGTTCGTCTTGCCGAACTCCTTCGGGGACAGCCCGATCGTCCGCAGTACGCGGCGTTCGAGGGCATCGATGACGTTCAGGTGCACGTCGTCGCGGATCTCGAACTGGCTGATCTGCATCTGGGATGCCAGCGAGTCGCCGGCCTGGCCGAGAGCCTCGATGCCGACGTAGTAGTTCCGCCCAGAGTCGAAAGCCGATCCCTCGCCTTGGCCGCCTGTCTCCAGGTACGCCTTCGGAAGGGTGACCCGTCCGGCGCCGTTCTCGACATCACGGAACAGCGATGACCACAGCTGGTCGGTCTTGTCGAACACGGGCTCGATCCCGTAGTAGTCCGACCGTCCCACGGACGCGAGAGCGCCGAGGTTCTCCCAGTCCGGGTTCGGCATCATGTTCGGGTAGTACGCCACAGCCATCTCTTCGATGCCGGTGGCGATGCTGATCGTGTACTTCGAGTCGGTTGACAGCGCCAGGTACTCGACGGGAGAGATCAGCTTCGCGTAGTGCGCGGTCTCTTCGAGCGTCGTGATCGGCACAGAGCGGCCGAGGAAGCGTTCGCCCCCCTCGTGAAGGGTGAACCGGATAAGGCCGCGCTCGTGCTGCTCGATGAGCCGGAACACAGCCTGGCCGTCGTCCTGCCGGTACTCGGTCCACAGCTTCACCGTGGCGAGGCGCCCGTGGCGGAAGACCGGAAGGGCGACGTCGGCGCGGTACGCCTTCGGGAACACGTGGTCAGCGACCTCGATGTCCCATGCGGGGGCGAGGTAGGCACCACCCAGCGCGGATGCGTACTCGGCAGATTTCAGCAGCTCCGCGTGGGCTTCGTCCGAACCCATGATGAGGTTCAGGCGCTCCTGCCCCGTCTTGTTCTTCTCCTCGAAGTCGGGGAGCTCGATAGACGGGATCTCACCGAACAGGATCGACGCGGACTTCTGGGCCACATCGCCGGCGAGAGGCAGGTGCAGACGTACGCGGTCCTCGCCAGCGGGGAGCGGTTGTCCCCAGAACATCTTCGACAGCGACCCCATCACACCGCCGCGGTGCGGCATCCCGTTGTGCAGGTGCGTGACGGAGTTCTTGCCGGTGTAGATCGACTCGATGGTCGCCATGTCGGACGCCCACCACGCGCGGTGCTCGACGTACCGTGCTGCGGCGACGTCGAACGGGTACGGAGGGAACTGATCGGCGTTCGCCAATGGGGCCTCCTATGCTGCGAGCTTGATGTGGGTGCGCCAGATGTTCTCTGTCGTCGTGACGGCGTACCGTGCAGCGTCGATGGCGTGGTCGTTGACCTTGATCGGCTTGTCCTTGCCGAGCAGTGTTTCTTTCGGGTCCCAGGAGTAGCCGGGGGCTTCGCGGATGAAGTTCTTGCACCGGTCGGTCACGATCAGCTTCCGGTCGGCGATGAGTGACGCGAGAGTGCGGATGCCGTACAGGACCTCGTTGTCGGCCTGGGTGGTCGAGACGCCCTGCTGTGCGAGTTCGGTGCGCAGAGGCGCGGCTGACGGGTCGAGGATGACGAATCGGGGAGTGAGGCGGGGGCTGTTCGGTGGCAGGTGATCTGCTTCGATCCAGTCCTTGATCTCACGCGACTGCTCAGATGGTGCGAGCTGGCGCTGTTCGACCTTCGAGTTGAAGTAGTACTCGTCAATGAGGAAGAGGCGCGGTGTCGGTTTCAGGAAGGCGTCATGCTCAGCACTGATGCCGAGAAGCAGAGCAGCGGTGGGGTTCGATGTTCCGTAGTCCATGCCGACGGAGATCAGTTCGCGCATCTCGGGGAGGTCGTCCCACGAGATGACGAACCCCAGTGCAGGGTCGGGGTCGAACGTCTCGAAGATCGCACCCTCAGCGGCCACCCATTCGCCAAGAACGTTGCGCCTGTAGAACAGGCCGGTGTTCTCGCGGCAGATCGCGTCCTTGCGCGCTTCCGACAGCATCGGGTTGTCGTCAAGGAGGAACTTCCACACCCGCCAGTCGGGCAGGAACTGCGGGTGAGCGGGGTCGCAGCGGTCGAGGAAGTTGACCTTGAACCAGTGCCCGGGAGAGTCGGGGTTGGTGGTGCCGAAGAGTTGCGCGCCTTCCCACAGCCGGTTGAGCAGCTGGGTGAAGAAGTCCTCGCGGAGCAGTGTGAGCTCGTCCACGTATGCGCCGGCACAGGTGAGCCCTCGAAGGACGTTCTCCGAGCGGATGTCGGATGACCCGAGTACCCACACCTTGCGGCCGAGGATGAGCCCGTACGCGGCCCCCGACGTGTACGAGACGTACTGGGAGACGCTGCCGAACAGGGTCGGGTCCATCAGGGGGGCGAAGACGTTCCGGGCGGCGGAGTCGCGAGTACGGGACACCACGACAAGCTCGCCGCGGATCTCCGACGTGGCCACGTAGATCAGCCAGCGGGCCAGCGAGGCGATGGTCTTGCCAGAGCGGACCGAGCCTTCCCAGATGTTGATGCGGGCCGTCGACTCCTTCATGGAGACGATCTGGCGCGGCGACATCGGTGCCTTGAATGCCGTGCCGGCGAGAGTGTCGGTCACTTGATGCCCAGCATCTCGCCCAGTTCGGCGAGCATGCTCTTCGCATGGTCCTCGCCCGCGTTGCCGTCAACGAGCTCGAGGCGGGACGCCTTGTCCAGGTAGATGCCGATCGCAGCGGCGAGGTTCTTCTCATCCACAGCGGGCGGGTCATCATCGTGGACCAGGACGCTGCCGACGTCGGTCGGGATGCGGTAGGTGAACTTGTCGGCCTCGAGGCGGGTGAGCACCTTCTGCGACCGCAGGTACATCCGGTCGATGATGTCCGCACGAACAGCCGCGCGGTCGATGCGGTGAGCGTGCACGGCCGCCGCGGTCTGCTTCCGAGCGAACGACAACCCCTCCCGCTTCGCCCACCCACTGATGGTCGAAGGGGCCACGCCAAGCTCTTTCGCGATGCCGTTGCAGGACTTGCCAGCGTCAAATAGCTCGCGCGCTCGTTGCCCGCCCTCGAATGTTCGACCCTGTGCCATTTGTGCGTTCACCTCGTTGCACCGCCTGGGTGCGTTCAGTGCGAGGTGGGGAGCCCTCGGTGGTTATGTCTTGTCGTTGTTGACTGCGTCCCTGGTGAGGGAGGCGAGAGCGGCTCTGTCCTCGTCGGTGAGGTGGTCAGCGAGTGTGGGTGTCATGTCCAGTCCCATTCACGTTCGTGGGCTTCTCTGCCGTCGAGGGAGTGGTGTTTGTATGCCCAGTGGGATTCGTCGTCATCGGCGGTGACGAGTGTTGCGCCGGGCCCGCAGATGCAGTCTTCGTCGAGTTGGTGTCTGATCTGATCGCCGAGGGGGAAGCAGTGGGCTTCTCCGTTGTCGAGGACGGTGGCGAGCCAGAGTTTGCGGCGGAGGATAAACACCTTGATGAATGCGGTGAGGCGGTTCATGGGCACCTCCCGCGGAAGTTGGGGTGCCCGGCCCGCAGGTGGGTGCGTGCCGGGGCTATGACCCGTACGGGGAGACGACCGGGTGTTTGTGTCTTCGGCACAGGGTCCGAAGTTAGTTGCCACCATCACGCCAGGGACCACGATGAGGCTCCTGCACGTGTCGAGGGGTGGTCACTCGGATGGCGTGCGGCTGGGCCTGTTCTGAGGGTGAGGGCTGCGAGGTGGTGGCAAGTGGAAGGCGGACGGGCAGCCCCATGAGGTTGGCTGCCCGTCCGTGCCGGTTGTGTATCGCAGTCGGGGCTGCGCTCCAGGGCGAAAGGGCATCGATCGCGCGGAGGTCTTTAACGAACGAAGGCCCCGAACCGAAGTCCGGGGCCTTGTCGAAGAAATGGTTTCGGACATAGCTATCCGAGGCACCACTAACTCTACACGAATCGAATTACACGGGTGTAATTATCCGGCGTGTCGTGCTCCGACTTCTTCGCTGAGTTCCGCAATCGCTTCTTCCCCTTCCCAGGTGGCGCCGCAGTCGGTGTTGCGGCAGATGGCCTTGGGGCGGATGTGCTCTCCGTCCTTCGGTCGCCGGTACTCGATGAGGATGGGGAACATGACCTGCTCACCGTCGTCGGCGGTGAACGTGTCCGACTTGCAGACCGGGCAGGTGACGCCTCTGACGGGGAAGCGTTCCACCATCCGGTCAACGAGGTTGCGGATGACGTTGGCCCACTTCACCAGTTCGCGCGTGTACCACTCGCCGTCATCACCGGTGCGCTCGAATGCGATGTACCACTGCCGGAGATCGGTGACCGGGTCTCGGTGAGGTGTCCGCGTGGGCACGACTCCGATGATCCGGCACCAGTCGCCGATGGCCGCGGTGATGAGCGAGTACCGGTAGAGCGCATCCGAGTCGACGAGGTTGCGGGTGGATGCGAGCGAGCTCGACCCTGCCGCGGTGTTCGATGACGGGTTCACGGCGTCCCTCAGCTGATGGAGGAGGGGCAGGTGCTCGGCGGTGTGGATTTTCAGGAAGGTGCCGTCGTCATCCTTCTGGGTGAGGTGTTCGATGATGGGCTTGGTGAGGTCGTCGACCGCTTCGAGGAGTCGGTTCTCGTTCATCGCGCGTTCTCCTGTTCCGTCTCGGGTGAAGGGGTGAACTGGGCGCGGAGAG